CAAAATAAGCTAGTATTACAGCCATCATTACTTTTTCAAAAGTATCATTCCACGTCTCATTTATATGAAATCCAATACTATCAACGCTGTCTAAAATACCTGCCAAAGAAAATATAATAATACACCATACCAAAACCAAAGGTCTAACATTTTTACTCAACCATGAGTCAGCTATTGAATCAGCTTTCCATCTATCACTAATAGCTTGTATTTCTTTATTTTGCTGGTCATAAATGATTTGCTGTAATTTAATTTTATCATCAGGGCTGATTGATGATTTTGTGATTTCTGCAATAGCATCTTGAGGACTTGTAACTCCCTCCAAGACAGAAGCTAAATGAGGATTTATTATGCTTGTAGCTCCTAGTAACAACTTACCTACAGTTGTATCTTTAAATTTTTTTTTCATATAATCTTAATTTGAATTGTATTATAAGTAGATATAAGTTGAACTCTTCATAATTATACTTCTCGCTAGGAGGATACCAATTTATACCTACTATAAAGCTATTTGGAAAAAGCAATATAATAGAAAAGTCCATTAAAATAATTCATATTTAGTTTTGCCATCTCTTTTAACAGCTCTAAGTATTCTGTTTCTGTTTTCAGCTTTACTTACGTAGCTAATATGAAGCCATGAGGGATTGTTATTTGAGCCAAATTCCCAAATCATCTGGTCAAAATCTAAATTCTCTCTTACATATTGAAACATCTCTGCATTTGTTTTATGACCAAATACATCATCAATATCGATTGCTTGACCCTTACAATGCTGAGAACGTGAAGTTCCTCCAACAGCTTTATTAACATCTCCACTCCTAAAAAAACTGTTTATCTTAATAGGACCTCCTACAAACAATCTAAGAGGCTCAAAAATAAATTCAGCCACTTTATACATATTTTCTAATTGCTCTTGATTTGGCGTATTGTCTAAGCCTCTACGTTTAGCTGTTGCACTATGCGTTGCTTCTCTATATGATATGTGTTTACTTATTCTCATTCTTTTTTCTGCCTTTTCGTTTTTTTCCCATCATTGCATCATCAATATCGCCTAATTGATTACCTACTTCTCTGATAGCTTTTGCTACATCTTTAAGCTCTTCTGCTGTTAGTCTGTATCTTGTTCTAAATTCTTGTACAGCAGCTAGAGCCTTTTCATCAATAGTAGTCAATCCCCAAAGGTAATTCCACATATCCTTAATATATTGTTTTGTCAAATTCCACATAATTATAATTTTAAATTAATTCCAAATGAAGTTCTATATAGTTCACTATCCCAAAACTTCGTATATTCTCCCTCGAGAAAAATGCCTAAGGTCTTACTGATTCTCCACCCTGTTATGATACCAGCCTGATAATCAGACCATTGCTCAGGAGTTGAATCCTGTCTCAGTCCACCTTTTCCCCAATTGTTTCTGTTTAAGTAGTTAAAATCTGAATCTCCTTTGAAATAATAATGATGAGGTAAAATCCAATTAGCGTAACTATGAAGCCAGAATTTATTTTTATAGTGATAAAAGTCAAATCCTAAAATAGGAGCAACCTCAGCATAAGGCTGTAAAGTATCCCAAATTTCATTATTGTATCTATTCATCAACTGACCATAAACTCTATCTCTAAAATCTCTGTCTCCATAAGCTACAATCTCTCCTTGAGGATTTCTCCAAATCCAATCAAAAAATGATTCGCCTGTTGATTCGTTTGTATATGTAGTTGGTTCATCTGTGTACCCATATAGATAGCCTAAGCTGTACCATGCATTGACAGGATATTCTATTTCGTTTCCCTGACCATCTACAAAGGTTGTTGTTTCGTTTAACCAGATTTCAATAGGATTGTAGCCATAGGCTTTCTGATGAGTCCTTGCAACGAATCCAGCTGATATGCTAAGTTTTTTGCTTATAGGCAATCGCAGTCTAAATTCTGCTGATTGATATTTGAAATCTACATTGCCCTGCTCTCTGTGTTCTAGTTTTATTATATGGTGTTTGCCTGTATGTCTTAGAAAGTATCTCGAGTTGATAAAGACATCTCCTCTTCTCCTTTCCTTTTCAAAATGAAACAGATACTCAAAACCTGAGACAGCTCCTGTAGGTGCAGACAATCCTATCATGTTTTCAGTCCCATCTATGTAATTCTGTTTTACCTCGTAGTCATACCTTGCTAATCTTCTAAGCCCTAAGCCATAACGATAATCAAAAGGAAAGTAAATTGTTTCATCTATTACTTCTGGCACTGCATATAAGTCATTAGGGTCAGTCCTTATAAAATAATCTTTACGCTGTTGTAAGTAAGAGTTTCTAGCGTCTCCTGCAATGTAAAGCGTACCATACTTAAAAATAGATTTGTATGTTTTATCTAAGAAAGTTTTGAGTTTGTATTTTCTTGTAATCTTATTATCTATTTTTTTATCATCAGTAATTACTTGTGCATTTACGCTAAAACAAATAACAAAAAATAAAATATATAATTTATTCATATTTAAAATTTACTTTCTAATATGCTATCTATCTGATTATCAATTAGTTGTATAGTATTATCAGGTAAGGTTAAGCTTATACCTGCCTCAACTCTAAACACCTCTTCTCCATTATGAAATAAAATAATTGTAGGAATGTATTCTACTTTGTTTTCTACAAAGCTGTCTGAATCTTTAGACATATACAAAACCTTTGTATTATATTGTTTAAAGTTGTTTAAACTAATTTCATTATCTTTTACAAATTCTGCTGAGTATTGAATAACATCAATATTAGCTTGTGCATAAGATACAGTTCCCAGCAAAAGGGCAATAATCACACATATTTTATTTATTTTTACGAATCTCATAAAGTCTTTCATCAATCTTACCAAGAGACTCTTTTATTTCGTTTACATCATCTTTAACAGTTGATACATCTGATTCTATCTTTTCAATAGTTGAACGTATCAATTTATCCTTATAATCGAACTCAACAGGATTGATAGTATTTTGATTTATAGCTTCAATATCCTCTGAGTTTTTTTCTACTGATGAGGATAGCGTAAAATAAGTTCCAGCTACCATTAGTACACCTCCTATGATTATACCTATTGTTTTAAGGTCAAGTAGTACGTTTGTATCTTCGCTTATTTTAGTAGCCATTACTTTTTACTTTTTTTATCCTTGTATTGATATTCACTCCATCCCTCAGGCTCTTTACCATCCCATTCTATAATCAAATAGTTTCCATCAACTACAATCCCATGAGAGTGAGGTGTGCTTATGCTGTTATACATAAGGCTCATTTGTTCTCTATCTTTAAATTTATATTTCATGTTTTTTATTTTATGAAGTTGCAAATGGTGTTGAAGGATTGCCATTACCAATAAGCATCCCCTCTACAAACCACAAATCAGCAGCTAGGTTAGTAAATTTAAGCCTTGAACCTTTTAAACCTCCTGTACCATCACCACCCATATTAATCCTACTGAAATTATCAGAGCCATCAGTTTCAAAAATCGCTGTTTTTGTACCTGCTGTATCTGTTACTATAACAGTCCCTACAAAAACCTCATTAGTAGTGTCTGCATTTTTTACAGTATGAGTGCCAGATGATGCACTGACTGTTGTTATAAATTCATAACTCATGCCAATTTGCGAACCATCTCCTGAATCAGGCAATTCAAGTCTAGCTGTACCAGCTGCGTTAAAAGTAATAATATGATTTCTCTCAGTTGCTACAATACTAGCATCTCCTGTTTTAGCTGTGATTGTTTTCTTTGAACTATTTACAATATTTGCTGGACTTATTCTAACATTCGTAGAACCATTAAAACCAGCAACAAATCCTACGTTTGCATTATCTGTTTGCTCTGTAAATTCACTAAATTTTTTGTTACTCATTATTCTAAAATTATTTTGTTATTATCTTCTGTTATTAAATAGTTTCCATCCTCAGCTAGAATTTCAAACTCTGTAAGGTCATAATAAATACCACCCCATCCATTCTCGACAGGATTGCCAAAATTTGAACTGTCATAAATTTTCCCAAATGGCATAACTATTTCTTTTTATATTTTACGTTAAAATTATACGTATTGTTTTGAGTCCAATACTGACTTAAATATTGTTTTAGTTTTGTTATATTTTTTTCTTTTGGTTTATACGTCATAATTGCCATCCATTAAATAAAACATCAGAATCAGGGTAAACATCCCCTCCTGAATTATCGTTGTACTCAGGGAACAAACTACTGTTGTTAGATATGTAATCTAAAAATCTTTGAGTGTAATACTCAGCTGTATCTCTAGCCTTACCTACTAAATAATCAACCTCAGTTTTTTCAACTGTCTCTGCATTTTCTGAGGTATGTTTAAAAACACCTCCATTTTTTATCTGGTATGCAGCATAGGGAATATACTCTGCTTGAGCAAACCAAATCAACATAGGCTGTACATAAACATTTACAAGCGTCTGATAGTTTCCTGTCAAGCCACTACCAGAAATATCAGAGACTATTTTATCATATAACTTACTCCCTAAATAGTTTCGTATTTCTATCTCTTGAGCTACTTTAATAAATTGTATAAATTTATCTGTATCTACATTACCATCAATGATGCTATTTTTTACTAAGTCTGTTCTCGATATAAATAATACTGTTGCCATATTTTATTTTTTTCTTCCTTGTCTAGGCATATCCTTAGGAGCTGTTCTAGCATCTTTATAGCCTCTAGGCGTTGGTAAAAATGATTTTGGGATACTATCTACTATATCATAATTTTGAATTACTTTTTTATAAGTTTTTGATTTCAACCTATATAATACCTCTTCAAAAAAATGACCACAATTTACTCCACCCTTGAACCTGAACAAATCATATGGTTGACCCTTATGACCAAATGACCTGTTAACACCTGCTGCACTCGCTTTATCAATGTCCTCTATTCTATAAACAACCCCATTCCTTGACCTATTCATCATGATTCTACAAAATAGTCTTGAATTTCCTGATGAATATTTTTCTGCGTATCTGTATCTAACTTTATAAAATGATTTATCAAGATAGCTAAATCCACTTTTTTTTGAGCCTATAGATACAGCTAATTCTGTTTCGTTAGTTGCTATATTCTTTGTAGCCCATTCCTCAATACTTTCATTATCCTCGCTGTATTCTCTTGATTCTACCTCATCCCATTCGTCAGACATTTTTTTACCTCTAAGCTCATCAAGTATGACATCAAACTCTTCATCAGATAAATCCTCTTTTGATAATTCATGCGAACATAATTTTATTCCTGTTTCCTCTTCTCTTGTTTCTTTGTCTGTTACATTTGACAAATCAGTAAACTCGAGAGGCTGTAAAGTTTTGAAATATAAATGCAAAGATATTTTATTATATGCTAGTATCTGTTCAAAACCCTCAATCAATAAATTTTGGAATCCTTTAATTACTAGATTGTCAAAAAGAATAGAAGCTGTTTTCAACTCATCTGCATTGTTTCCTAAACCTGTATTATCCTTAATACCAAATAGCAAAGGACTTACAACTCTGTGAGATACCATAATCTTTTTTGAGCTTTCGTCACTTAAAAACTGATATTGATTATGAGCATCACTTAACTGAACAGGCTCTATATTTGCAGCGTTTTCTGGATTGTCATTAAAAGCTAATATAAATTTACCTGCGTTAGAACTACCTGAAAACTTATCATAGATACGCCTTTCAATCATTTCCCTTTGCTCTGGGTCAGGTGTGCCATTGTTAAAATTAATTAACATACTAGGAGCTAATCCATTCATAATGTTGTTTAGATGATAGTTGGATATTTCCTCTTCTAGTTCAGCGTATTGTATGCCACCTTGATAATCTACAGGAGAGTAATACTTGAATCCTGCCCTGTATGGCTTAATATAAAGTATCTCTAAGCCCTCATTAGACTTTCCAAATGCTGGAATACGTTTTAAAATATTTCCTCGCTTATACTTGCTCCAGTCGTTAAAATAATAATAAGCGTTTATTTCGCCTTTGTCATCACACTTTTCAGCTCTTAGCGTTTCTATAGGGATGTGTTCTAATTGAACAATCTTTTCTCTATCTTGAGAATAAATTACTTGTATTGCACATTGTCCCATAAGTTTTAAATCATAACAAAGTTTACGAGTACAATCTTTGTTGAATAAAGATTTCATTTGTGCGTACTCCTCAGGCTTTGTATTTGAGTCAGTAGCGTCTAAGCCTTTTCCATAAATCATCTCACTAACACCATTTATGATAGCATTATTTGAGGGACTGCCATTGTACCTGTTAATAAGATGTTGAAAATAGTTATTGTCCTCCCCATAGCTTACAAACTCTTTACTAGCAACCTCTTTAATTACAGGCGAGGTATAACTACTTAAGTTGACAATACTCAAATCAGATTTTGATTGTTTTACAAACTGCCCTAATTTATTTCTTTTTTTCATATAATTATATAGTCGTTGTCGAACTTATCATCTCCTGTTGGTGTTGTGTACTCTCCACTATT